TAAAAGTGCTGGTGACACCACTCGCCTCCGCCACTTCTGACAGCCGCATCGTACTCACGACTGTACGCCGGCTGATCCAGGGCTTCATGCGAGAAGGCTTCGCCTACAAGAAGGCCGGCGTGTGCCTGATGGATCTAGCAAAGCCTGAAGACCTGCATGGCGACCTATTCACTCCGGCTCGCATCGGCGACGAGAAGCTGATGAGCGCCTTGGACGCTATCAACCGACGCTTCGGGCGGGGTACGGCCGGCCTCGGTGCAAGCGGGTGGCAGAACTCTCCAGCATGGGCCTCGCGGCAAGAGCTCTTGTCAGGACGCTTCACTACCGCACTGGCAGATCTTCCGCGCGCCACCTGCTGACGGCGCGCCAGCAGGCCTGACTCAGGCAGCTCGGTCTAGTTCGAACTTCTGCGGCACCCTGCAGGCATTGCCAATCACGCGAGGCGGGCGGCGCGCGAGTGCTCGAGCGTGGGCGCAAGGCGGTGGTCGGAGCCCCTTACAGGCCCTAATTGGAAATTTTCGGGATGACCATCGGAACAAGGTAATTTAGGTAATCCGCGCCAAGAAGCGCCACAATATTCATATTTATCAATAGCTTATTAAACAATATCAAAGGTAATTAAAGGGTAATTGGGAGGTAATGGGATTACCTTTTGGGGAGGTAATCAACCCCCCAAAAAATACTCTTAAATTTCAATCACATAACTTTTTTATGGGAGGCTGATTACCTTGAATCACCCCAAAAGGTAATCTGTAATTTCCCAGATGCATCAATCGCTTAGACCCTATTTCAGGTCGCCGATTACCGATTACCTGGTTCCGATGGTCATTTGCCGAAACGCACTGGGAGGCCCGGCCACGGAACGCATCGGCACCCTGCCCGCAGAGACCCCAGGAGCGCAGGGATCTGCAGGTAAGAGAGGCCCCCCTGAATCTCACGTATCCGTAGCTGCAGCGAGGCTTGGGCCGGCCCCGCAGGGGTGCAGCGAAAACCATGCATGAAGACCGCAGGCGTGGCGGGGCGACGATTGCGCGCGCCGCCGCTAGGCAAGAACGCCTGGTCAATTGCTCTTTTGTTAAGCAGAAATTAATATTCGCTTAGAGTCCGTATCGGGCTACAAGATCGAGCCGCCAAGGAGGCCTCATGCAGTTGCAACTGAAGCAATTCAAGATGATCGAACTAGCCGACCCTTTTTTTGATTCACTCAAGGCTGGCTGCAGAATTTCCGATTTGGTTCCAACGCAAAGCCGAGGACTGGGCATACGTCTTTTATGGGGACGCGGGGACTGTCGAGGGCTTTCTATATCTGAAAATTGAAAGCGACGCAGTTGAGGACACAGCACCACCTTTGCCGCCTGCAAGACGGGTGAAAGTTGGCACCTTCAAGGTGAACCCCCATGGGACTCGACTCGGAGAGCGCTTTGTCAAAAAGCTCTTTGATCATGCGATGCATGTAGACGCAGCGGAAATTTATGTCACCGCATTTCCAGAGCACGCAGCACTGCTCGCTCTATTTGCACGTTACGGCTTCGAGCACAGGGCAAATAAGACTTCACCAAACGGCACCGAACTTGTACTGGTTAGGACGCTCCAAGCCCCTTATCGAGACGTGACAACTAGCTACCCGTTACTCCCTTTCGGGAGAAACTCTGCTTATTTGCTGGCACTCTATCCTCAGTGGCACACGCGATTGCTGCCTGACTCTATTCTCAGAAGTGAGGACGAGAACATCGTACGAGACATTTCGCACGCGAATAGCATTCACAAGGTATATCTAGCAGCAATGCCGGGAATGGAGGCCTTGCGCCGAGGGGATCTTTTACTGATCTATAGGACCAGTGATGGTCAAGGGTCAGCGTACTACCGATCCGTAGCAACTTCGATTTGCGTTGTTGAAGAATATAGAACCATCCATAGCTTTTCATCGCTCAATGAGTTCATGGAATACTGTCGTCCCTACAGCGTCTTCACCGACGGTGAACTGGCACGATTCTGGGCTAGGAAAAACTACCCTCACGTTGTGCGCTTCACATACAATGTTGCTCTATCGAGGCGCCCCAATCGGAAAGTGCTCATCGAAGAAGTTGGCCTGAACGCGGATGCGCGCTGGGGCTTCATGCCATTGACACACAGCCAGCTTCTAAGCATCGCACAGCTAGGAAACGTTCATGAAAGTCTTATTATCCATCAAGCCTGAATATGCCGAAAAGATTCTTGATGGCGACAAGCGTTACGAATTTAGAAAGGCAGTACCGAAAGCTAACGGCGTGAAAACTGTTGTGATATATGCAACAAAACCCGTCGGCAAGGTTATAGGAGAATTCGAGATCGATGAGATCATCTCCCATAGACCTGCCGTGTTATGGCCGCTTACAGCTCAATTCTCAGGGATATCTAAGCGTTTTTTTACCGATTATTTCAAGGGGCGATCGACAGCGCATGCCATCAAAGTAAAATCGGTTACGCGGTATGTAGAACCTAAAGAGCTCAGCCATGTCATTGCAAGCGGAGTCGCCCCTCAGTCGTTTTGTTATTTAACATAGGACTGCGGCTATCCCAGCATATCCGGCCGCACAAAAAGCGGCCGGATGTTTGAATAACCTAAACTTCTGATAGCCTTGTAATAGCAGAATTAGCGTAGTGGCGAGTCATTTCTACTCCAGTCCAGTTGTATCCCTCCAACTGCGCAGCGATTAGAGTCGTCCCACTTCCTGCAAATGGATCAAGTACACGTCCTCCTGCCTCGCAGATCCTCACCAGCTGACGCATCAATTCGGTGGGCTTGCCGGTCAGGTGGTGCTTATCGGCCTTGCGCACCGACTCACGTATGACACCGGGCAGCACGGGCGCTCGGCGATCCAGCGGCATGTTGCCCTTGCTGCCCCACACGATGTATTCGGCCTGGTTCCGGAACCGGCCCAGCTGCGGCCGCACGCCTTCGGTCTTGTCCCAGACGGTGATGCCGCGCCAGGTGAAGCCGGCGATCTGCAGCGCGTCAGTGGTCAATGGCAGCTGCCGCCAGTCGGTGAACAGCAGCACCGGCGCGCCCTCCTTGAGCACGCGCGCGCACTCGGACAACCACAAGTGCATCCACTTCAGATGCGAGCGTTGGTCGCGTTCGTCGCCAACGAAGTCGGCATGTCCGCCATCCCGGCAGTACTTGGTCGACGGCGGCCGTGCCCGGGCAGCAGCGGTCAGACCGCCGCTCGCATACGGCGGATCAGTGATCAGCGCGTCGAACGAATTCGCTTCGAGCGTGGGCAGGATGGTCAGGGCGTCGCCCTGCAGGAGCTGATTTTTCATGGTGAGAGCCTTCTTGGATTCGCTCGCGGCGATCGGAGGTGAGGCTCTCGGCCTTCAGATGATTGAGCGTGCCGCAGCGCGGGCACTTGATCTGGATTTCATCGAAGGAGCCGGCCTTGCATAGCAGGCGGGCGCATTCGCCACAGCGGAGGTTCTTGAGCATTGCGTGGTCTTGCAGGGGGAAAGGGTTACGCGGCCACTGGCGGCGCGTAGGGGGTGAAGGCGATGACCTCATCGCCCACCCAGTCGTTGATCTTCAACATGCGCGCCTGCAGCGGTTCCAGCTCGTTGGCTGCCCAGACTGCGGCGGCCTCCCGGATGGACCCGAAGCCGCCGGCGTTCTGCGGCACGATGCCCATGAGCTGCGGCGGGATCCGCAGTGCGGCCAGCATGTCGTCGCGGGTAATGCCCTTGATCCCGCTGAACTCATCCTTGGCCGCCACCTCGCTGACCGGGATCAGCTTCAGCCCGTCCTTGTTCCCGCCGGGCGAGTACAGGAACAGGTTGCGGAAGTTGCCCGGCCCCTTGGCGCCCTTCATGGCGGTGCGCAGGGCATCCACATCTTCCTGGCTCTGCTGCGGGTCGGTCAGGTACAGGATGAAGCCGGCATGCGAGCCATTGTTGTAATACTTGCGGCGAAACAGCGTGGCCGACTCATTGAGCAGCGCCGACTGCATCGCCGGCATCCATTCGGGCAGGCCGTAGAGCTCCTGATCGACATCGGCTTCGCGCAGCTGGAACACACTGCCCGACTCGAATACGTGCTCGTCGTGCCAGGTGCGGACCTGGAAGTACTCGCCCTCGGCAACGCCGCGCCGCACATACTTGGACAGCGGCGCAACCAGCGACAACGGGCCGCCCAGGCGGTTGCGGCGGCGCTCGAGGTAGCCATTGCCCAGCGTGATCCAGTCCAGCGACAGCTGCTCGAAGGCCTCACGCGTCAGTAGCCGGTGCGGCTTGAAGGTGCGCGCCAGCATGTTGCGCTTGAAGATCAGCCCGGACTGAAGGAACGGATTGCTGCGGGTGGTCTTGGACAGGCCGTCCAGTGCCACGGGCGGCTCGTACCAGCGCCCGTTCTGCCAGCACTCCAGATAGTCCAGCACGCCGCGCCCATCGAGCACCGGCGTCGGATCGCCGAAGGTGAACGCCTCGGCACGTGCGGGCGCTGCAGGCGCGGTGGCGGGCAGCTGATCGGTCAACATCAAGAGATCTCCATGAAGCCGGAGTTGCGCGCGGTGCGCCCTTCCAGCGGTTCGTTCTGCAGCGCGTGGAACAGTGCCCACGCAAGGTCGGCGTGGCCGGTCTCTTCCGATCGGCCAGCGGTGAAGGTGGACTGGCGGCCGCTGGCCGTCATGGTCTTGCGGATGGCCATCAGCGATTGCGCCACGTCGGTCCAGCCGGCGTCGAACTCCAGCCGCCCGTTGTGGATCACGTCGAACGCCTTGAGTACCAGGCGGGTTTTGACCTCGGGCGAGTAGCTGAAGGTGACCAGATTCGGGAAGAACTGCTTCACCAGCTGCGCCACGCCGCTGCCCATGCCGGTGGTGTCGATGCCGATGTAGGTCACCCAGTAGCGTCGCGTGATGCGCTCGATCTCGGCCGCCTGCTTGGCAAAGTCCATGCCCCGAAACTGGATGCGCTCCAGCAGCCGGAACTTTCCGCCGGGCTGCTGCGGCGGCGCCACCACGACCAGGCCGGCGGTATCGCCGGTCTCAGCGGGGTCGTAACCGATCCACACCGCGCGGTCGCCGTACGGGCGCGGGGCGAAGGGTTTGTAGTCCTGGCCCCACGCGACCCAGCTGTCGACCATGCACGGCTGCAGCATCGCCAGCGGGAAGATGCTGGCGCCGTCGTCGACGAAGTCGCACATCAACAGGTTGGCGAACGCGTCCGGGCTGTACTCCTCGCGTAGCTCATCGATGTCGAACAGGTCGCAGCCACGGCGCTGGGCGTCGAGGATGTTGACGATCTGCCGCCAGGCGCGATCCTGGCAGCGGCGGCCACCGGCCAGCGCCTCGTGCGAGACATCGATCTGGATCCGCTGCGCGGCCGGCTTCCCCTTGTTGCGGCGCTCGCCAGTCCAGAAGGTATAGGCCTCGTGCGCCATGCTCGATGGCGTGCTGAAGTAGGTCTTGCGCCACTTCTTGTGCATCGCCATGCCGCTGGCGACCTTGTTCAACTCGTTGAACCCGTAGGTCCAGAAGAACTCGTCGAAGTAGAAATTGCCGTGGTAGCCCTGCGCGGTGCGTGCGTTGGTGCCCAGGAAGAACAGCTCGGCGCCGTTGGGAAATACGATGCTGTCACCGCCAGAGAGCGTCTCGTCGATCGTCTCGCGCACGAACTGCTGCATGTAGCCGCGGAACAGATGCGCCTGCGCCTTGGATGCGCTGAGGAAGATCTGATTGCGCCCGGTGGTGAGCGCATCGATCAGCGCCTCGCGGGCGAAGTAGAACGTGGCACCGATCTGGCGCGACTTGAGGATGATGCGGGTGCGCTCGCTGCTGGCCCGGTACCAATCGCGCTGATAGTCGAAGCAGCCGTCGATGAACGCGGTCGTCAGCTGCTCGACCTGCTCTTCGGTGAACTCGTTGCGCTTGGGCTTCTTCTTGGGTGCGGCGTTGCGGTTGGCCACAGCCGGATTCAGGTCCGCTTCGTTGCCGCCGCCTTGGTAACGCTGGATGCGCGCCTGGCGCTCCAGCTGCCGGTGCAGCAGATCGATTTCCTTGAAGTCGCCGCCGGATTTTTCCGGCTTCATGATCAGCACGACCAGGCGCGCTTCGAGTGCGCCGCCGATGCGCTCGACGTTATCAGCGCGATCCCACTCGTCACGCGACTTCCAGCTGTGTACAGTCTTCTCGTTCTCGCCGTTGGCCTGCGCGATCTCAGTCACGCGCCACCCCATCCAGTACAGGAATTTCGCCTGTCTGCGGGTGTCCATCGGAAGTTGAGTGGCGACGCTGCTCATGCAATCAGAGTGACGCGCGCGATCTATTCCCGACAGCTGCAGGCCGCGTAACGCCCTGAATTACAGGCCTTTTGCGTTGCTGCGTATTGCGCAGCGTTTGACCATGCACTCATCGCATCGCAAACACATCCAGCGCAGAGGACACGCATGTCGGCCAAGGCCAAGAAGTTCCGTTCCAACTGGTTCCGCGTGGCCGTCGAAGGCGCCACCACCGATGGCCGCACGATTCAGCGCAGCTGGATCGAAGACATGGCCGCGACCTACAACCGCGAGACCTACAGCGCCCGCATCTGGATCGAGCACATGCGCAGCCTGCTGCCGGACTCTCCGTTTCGCGCGTATGGCGATGTCACGGCAGTGAAGGCCGAAGAGGTCGAGATCGACGGCACCAAGCGCCTGGCGCTGTTCGCCCAGATCGAGCCGACCTCCGATCTGATCACCATCAACAAGGCCAAGCAGAAGCTCTACACCAGCATCGAGGTGCAGGAAAAGTTCGCCAACACCGGCAAGGCGTATCTCGTTGGCCTGGCCGTCACCGATTCGCCAGCCAGCTTGGGCACCTCCATGCTCAGCTTCGCCAGCCAGAACCCGGACGCCAACCCGCTGGCCGATCGCAAGCAATCGCCCGGCAACCTGTTCACCGTCGCCGAGGAAACCGCGCTGGAGTTCAGCGAGGTCAGCGAAGGGCCTGTCGCCAACCTGCTCAGCCGGATCCGTACCGCGCTCAAGAGTGAGGACGCCACCAGCATCACGGCCGAGCAGTTCGCCGACCTCGGCCAAGGCATCGAAGAAATTGCCGAGCACGTGCGCGGCCAGGACGAACGGTTTGCCAACTTGCTGGCCGAGCACGCCGATCAGAAGGCCAAGCATGCGCAGCTGGCGAACGACCTGGCGCAGCTGCGCGAGTCGCTCTCGCAACAGCCTGACCCCGCGCAGCCCGCACGCCCGTTAGTCACCGGTGGCGGCGCCGCTGTGCTGACCGACTGCTGATCCCACACACCACACACGCCGCCAGCGCCCCACCTTCGGAGCCACCATGCAAAACGCCACCCGCCTGCAGTTCAATCAGTTCGCCGAGCAGATCGCCCAGCTCAACGGCGTCGCCTCACCATTCCACTCCTTCGCTGTCGATCCAACCGTGCAGCAGAAGCTGGAATCCCGTATGCAGGAATCGAGCGAGTTCCTGTCCAAGATCAACATCATCCCCGTGGACGAGCTGTCCGGGCAAAAGGTAGGCATCGGCGTTACCGGCAGCATCGCCAGCCGCACCGACACCGGAGCCGGCAAGACCCGCACCCCGCGCAATGTCGCCGCGCTCGACAAGAACGAGTACGTCGCCAAGAAGACCGACTTCGACACCGCCATCCATTACGCGCTGCTCGATAGCTGGGCCAAGTTCCCGGACTTCCAGACGCGCCTGCGCGATGCCATCGTCAAGCGCCAGGCGTTGGACCGCCTGCAGATCGGCTTCAACGGCACGCACGCCGCTGCCGACACCGACCGCGCCGCGTTCCCGCTGCTGGAAGACGTCAACATCGGTTGGCTGCAGCAGTACCGCAACAACGCTGCGCAGCGCGTGCTTGCGAGCGGCAAGGCCGCCGGCAAGGTGGTCGTTGGCGGCGCCGCTGCCAGTGCCGACTACGGCAACCTCGATGCGCTGGTGTTCGACGTGGTGAGCAACCTGCTCGATCCGTGGCACCGCAAGGATCCGAGCCTGGTCGTGGTGCTGGGCCGCGACCTGATGCACGACAAGTATTTCCCGATGGTCAACAAGGAGCAGCCGGCCAGCGAGAAGATCGCCACCGATCTGATTCTGAGCCAGCGCCGCGTCGGCGGCCTGCAGGTGGCCGAGGTGCCGTACCTCCCCGATGGCGCGTTGATGGTCACCTCGCTGGCGAACCTGTCGATCTACTACCAGACCGGCGGCCGTCGCCGTTACATCCAGGAAGTGCCCGCGCGCGATCGCATCGAGAACTACGAGTCCTCCAACGATGCCTACGTGGTCGAAGACTACGGCCTAGGCTGCGTGGTCGAGCACATCGAGATCGAGGATTAACCCGTGGCCGACAGTCCCGCCAAGCGTCACCATAGCCGCGTGCTCGCCGAGTTGGAAGCGGCGCAGCGCGCCCCGCACCAGCTGATGGCCGGTGCCACCGCCTACGAGCAGCACATGGCGCAGCTGCAGAGCGATCGCCTGCGCCTGAAGCAGATCCAGTCCGACCAGGGCAAGGCCGCGCTCAAGGTGCAGCTGCTGCCCGGGTACGCGCCGTATCTGGCCGGCGTGCTGGCCGGTGGCCAGGGCGCGCAGGACGAGATCGTCACCACTTGCATGGTCTGGCGGATCGATGCCGGCGACTATGCCGGCGCGCTGGAGCTGGGCGCCTATGTGCTCAAACACGGCTTGCAGATGCCTGACCGATTCACCCGCACCGTGGGCTGCGTCCTTGCCGAAGAGATCGCCGAAGCAGCGCTGTCGGCGCAGAAGACCGGCCAGGCGTTCAATGCGGCCGTGTTGGCGGATACCGCCACGCTGACCGCCGAGCAGGACATGCCCGACGAGGTGCGCGCCAAGGTGCACCTGGCACTGGCCCGCGCCTGCCTGTCAGGCATCGCCGACGAGACACCGGCCGACCAGGCGCAGCCCATTGTCGCCGCCGCTGTCGCCGACCTGCAGCGCGCCATCGCACTGCACGGCAGCTGCGGCGGCAAGAAGGATCTGGAGCGCGCCGAGCGGCTCCTAAAGAAGTTCAGCGCTGAGCCTGCCGGCACCAGCGCATAACCGAGCGTCCCCGCGACCCCGCCGGCTCGGGGCTGATCCACAGCGTCTCTCTCCCGCTGCGGTGACGCCCCGACCACCGGCGACCTATTCGAGCCACCCATGAGCGGATTCACTGCCACCGGCACCACCAGCGCCACGCCTGATGCGATCGCCAACGCGCCGTTCTGGCCGGCGATCGCACCGGCCGGGGTGCGGGCAAGCATGCGCCTGGATGGCACAGTCACCGACGCCCGGCTGCGCCAGGCCATCGTCGCCGCCATGCTGGCGGTCAACGACGAACTGCAGGCTTGGGCGGATACGCACCAAGCGGCTGGCTACGCGACGCTGAGCGATGTGCCCAGCACCACCGTTGATGGCGTCTCGCGCCGGGTGCAGCTGTACCTGCGCGCGGTCGCCTGCGCCACTGCCGTCGAGGTGGCTGAGCGCTACCGCAGCTTCGACGCCACCGACAGCGCCAACCAGCGCGCCGACGACCTGTCGCCCAGCATCACCGAGCTGCGCCGCGATCAGCGCTGGGCCGTGCGCGACCTGCAGAACCTGCCACGCAGCACCGTGGAGCTCATCTGATGCGTGTGCACGCCATGCAAGGCGACACCGTCGACCTGCTGTGCTGGCGCCACCTGGGCAGCACGGCCGGCCTGGTCGAGCGCACCTATCTCCTCAATCCCGGCCTGGCCGAACTGGGCGCCGTGCTGCCGCATGGCACGCCAGTGGAGTTGCCCGAGGTAACCACCACCACGGCGGCGATGACGCCGCTCGTGCAGCTATGGGACTGACCTGATGACCGAACCCACTTCCGTATCGAGCGGCTTTTTGATCGCCACCGGTGTGGGCCTAGCCTCCGTGCTGCCTGGCATCGACGGCGATGCGTTGATCGGCGCCTTCGCCGGCGGCGCACTGTTCGTGGTGTCCGCCGCCAAGCAACCGCTGCTGGCGCGGCTGATCTACTTCCCGGTGAGCGTCATCGCCGGCTACCAGCTGGCGCCGGAGCTCCTGCGCTGGCTGCCGATCAAGTCCAGCGGCGTGGCGGCCTTCGCGAGTGCCGCGTGCGCCATCACCGTCACGCTGGGCCTGATCGAAAAGAGCAAGTCGTTCGACTTTTCCTTCCTTCGCCGTGGAGGTCCGCCCAGTGCATAGCCTGGTCACCGTCCTGACGTTGATGGCCTCGCTGGCCATCTGCGTCCGCCTGCTCACCTATCACCGCCCGTCCGATGCCCGGCATCGCCGCGGCGCGGGCTGGTGCGCCTGGCTGCTGATCGCCAGCACCGGCGGCCAGGCGCTGCACATCCTGCTCGCCGGCGCCGGCTCCCACGTCAGCCCGTGGCACCTGGGCACGTTGACCGTGCTGGCAGTGCTCACCTACCGCGCCCAGGGCAATGTGGCGCGCATCCTGAAGGTCGATTGATGTTCACCGATACCCAACTCGCCTCGATCATGCAGTGCCCGGCACAGCGCGCCCAGCGCTGGCACGGCCCGCTGCTCGCCGCCGCCAACCGCTTCGGCATCACCACCAAACGTCGCGCCGCGCATTGGCTTGGCCAGGTCGGCCACGAAAGCCTGAGCCTGTCCCGCATGGAAGAAGGCTTGCACTACACCACCAGCGCTCGGCTGCTGGAAGTCTTCGGCTCCCGCATCACGCCGGCACAGGCGCCCAGATTCCTACGCAATCCGGTCGGGCTGGCCAACTTCGTCTACGCCGACCGGCTGGGCAACGGCAACGAAGCCAGCGGCGATGGCTATCGCCACCGGGGCCGGGGTCCGATGCAACACACCTTCCGGGGCAACTACCAGCGTATCGGTGAGCTGATCGGCTTGCCGATCGAAGACCAGCCCGATCTGCTGCTGCAGGTGGAGCCAAGCGCACTGGCTGCGGCGGCATACTGGCACGACAACGGCCTCAACACGCTGGCCGATGCGGGCGACGTGCTGGGCCTGGGCCGCAAGATCAACCTGGGCAACGTGCGCACCAAGCGCTTGCCCGAAGGCCACAGCGACCGCGTCACGCGCACCAAGCGCGCCCTACAGATCCTGGGGGTGAGCTGATGATCACGCGCCTGATCATCCTGCTGGCGCTGATTACGGTGCTCGTCGGTGGCTGCGTGTGGCAGGAGCGGCGCGTCAGCGCCGCGCAGGCAGAACGCGATGGCGCGCTGCAGGCCAAGCGCCGGGCCGAGGCAGAACGCGACAGCGCCAAGACCTCCACCACCGTCGTCACCCAGTACGTCGATCGCGTGCAAGTCGTGCGCGAAGCCGGCGCCACCATCACCCGCGAGATCCCGATCTATGTCACCCAGAAAACCGATGCTGCTTGCGCTATCCCTGCTGGCTTTGTCCGGCTGCACGACGCCGCCGCCTCGGGCAACCCTGCCGGGCCGCCCACCGGAGATCCTGATGCGCCGGCCGCCGGCATTACGCTCTCTGCCGTCGCCGGCACTGTCGCCGACAACTACACCAGCTGCCACGCCACCGCCGCGCAACTGAGCGCGCTGCAGGACTGGATCGACCTGCACGCACCGGAAGCGGCGCCGTGATCAAGCCTGCCAGCCTGCGTGCGCATCTGGTCGCGGCCTTGCCGGACCTGGCCCGTGATGCCGACCGGCTGCTGGTATTCATCGACGCCGGCAGCCTGCTCAGCACGTTCCAGCCTGGATTGTCGTTCGAGTATCAATACACGATCAACCTGATCCTGACCGACTACGCCGGCCACCCCGACAGCGTGATGCTGCCGCTGCTGGAATGGGTGCAGACCAATCAATCCGAGTTGCTGTCCAACTCGGCGCGCCGGGGCGAGATTGCCTTCGAGGCAGACATCCTCGCCAACGACGCGGTGGACCTATCGATCAAGCTGCCGCTGACCGAGCGCGTCGTGGTGACAGCGAAGGACGGCGGCGGCTATGACATGGCCCATGCGCCTGAGCCACAGATCGATCCGACATGGATGAGCTGACCGCGCTGGAAGACTGGGCCGCGCCCTTGCTGGCGCGTCTGCAGGAAGGCGAGCGCCGCAAGCTGGCCCGCAAAATCGGGACGGAACTGCGGCGCTCGCAGAGCCAGCGCATCGGCAAGCAGGCGGCGCCGGATGGCTCGCCGTACGCTCCGCGCAAGCAGCAGCTGCGGCAGAAGTCCGGGCGGGTCAAACGCGCCAAGATGTTTACCAAGCTTCGGCAGGCCAAGTACTTCAAGGTCAGCGCAAGTCCAAACGCTGTAAGCGTAGGGTTTGTGGGGCGCGTGTCGCGCATTGCGCGCGTGCACCAGGGCGGGTTGACCGAACGAGTGCGGCCGGGTGGTCCGATAGCACGTTACGAGAGGCGTGTGCTCTTGGGGCTCTCCGCTGAAGACCGGCGGATCGTGCGTGATCAACTACTTGATCACTTAGGATAAGAGTTGGGCATAGAAGCCACTCAGATGTGTTGTGGCTGGATAATGGAATAAGTTGGCGTTTCATTTCTTGCAGAAACGCCTGCGTTTCCGCAGGCGTCAGCTAATATACAGCATTATTTTTATTCTGCTTCGGTTGGGGGACCCACCTCGACTCTTCCACCACCGGATCCGCCTGAGCTTCCGCCACTTCCTATGCCTACACCACCACCCCCACCACTGAAGCTGCCACCACCACTATGGCTATCGCCGCCGCCACCTCGTGGTGGATTCCTAACCTGCGGGACAGGGGGAGCGCCCAGATAATTACCGGAAGAATTGTATGTATATGTCACACAAGCAGAGCCATTACATACTGTAACCGTATCTCCTGGATGCATGTCCGTATACATGAGCGTTTGATTGGGATTTCGGATATTTAGCTCGTAGTTTTGATTAATTGCGTTTAAGGTTGTAGTAGTTGGCATAGGCGAACCAAGATCGCAGCCACCACAGCCAAACGAATAGTTTTTACCCCCCCCATCAGCAACGGCGACGCCTATTGCACAACCCAATATTGAGATAATGGCAACGCCGAAAAAAATCTTATTTTTACCGAGCGCAACGGCAAAAGAACGTAAATTAATACTGTTCATAGATTCCATCTAAGTTGAGTGGATGTTGAATTACTTGCAGCAAGAATCAACGATCTGGCTAGCCATTTGGTTTGCTTGAGATAGTTGATTCGGACTTAGTTTCCTCTGCGAACGAATCAAAGTCGGTCGAAGATCAATGTCAGCTTGAACAGCCTGCAAAGCCTTATAGTAAGCGTAAGACTTGACGGGGGACTTATCTGCCATTATTCCGTTTTCGTACGTCCGAGCAAGAGCCATCAGCGCATCTACACTTCCAGCGCTTGCTGCTTCATTTAGGTAATTAATAGATTTTTTTCGATACTCAACAAGTTGTTCCGGATGGGACAAGTATTCGGAAGGAGGCCCAATCACAGAGTCAGGATCCGTCGCGTAAACAATCATCGCTTCTATCGAACCCTGTTCAGCCGCCTTTTGCAGCCATGCAACATTCATCAAGTCGGAGTGCTCTGTGAGGTTTTTGCATTCCTCAAAATTTTCTTCAAGCGTATTTAAGTAACTTTTTTCGGCACCAATTTTTCTATACCCGTCAAGCACGGCCTGCGAAGGAGGTTGCAAACTTGCATTACACTGAGCAACTGCCAAATAGATAGAATAAGTAGCAGACGCATCACCAGCCTTTGATTTCTCCAACAGCGAGTTGACGTAATTTAATACATCCCCTTTCGGCCGCTGCTCATTACGCACAATTAAAAAAGCCTTGTTGCCAATTGGCTTTACAAACTTTCCGTCGACTTTATTGGCAGCAACAAGAGAGGATGCATGCTGTGTTGCAACCACTGGTGCGTTCCTGGGCGCAATGGCTTTATCGTGCCCGCCGGCATTACCTTCGCCAGGACGCAATTTATCATTTATGCGATAAGAAAAAAAACCTAAAATTGTTACCGCAAGTACAACTGCAAAACCGCCTGCAAAATGCTTCCGATTCATTTTTTACATTTTCCTTGATACTGCATTAAGCGACCTCGACCGCGATCATGCCAGCACGCACCCGGACTTGCAACGAATTTTAAAGACCGTTGAAGTGGCATCTACAACACACACGCCTGGTGCCTTCTTGCGTCACTAAAAGATAATTTCGACTCCTGAATTAAGTGCAGTCACATGCCTTCATTTACAGCAGTGGACCTTTCGAAGCTGCAAGCTCCTGATCTAATAGAGGCGTTGGACTTTGAGACGATTTTTGCAGAGGCGCTTGCTCAATTCCGCGAGCTACTGCCTGAGTTTTCCGCACTCACCGAGGCGGATCCGGTTTACAAGCTCCTGCAGCTATTTGCCGCCCGCGAGCTACTGATCCGCCAGCGCGCCAACGACAAGGCACAGCAGACGATGCTGGCCTTCGCAACCGGCACCAACCTAGACCACCTGGGCGCGCTGTTTGGAGTGGCGCGCCTAGTGCTCGATCCGGGCCAACCCGAGAACGGCATTGCACCGACCTACGAGTCGGACATGGACTTCCGCCGCCGGATCCAGCTGGCGCCGGAGGGATTTAGTGTTGCCGGCCCCGAGGGCGCCTACATCTATCACGCGCTCAGCGCAGCGGCCGATGTCATGGATGCCAGCGCCACCAGCCCGGCGCCTGGCCAAGTCCTGGTCACGGTCCAATCCCGCACTGGCGATGGCACGGCTCCCCAGGCGTTGCTGCACGAAGTCGCGGCGATCCTCAACAACGACAATGTGCGCCCGCTGACAGACGAGGTGACTGTCCAGAGCGCCCAAATCGTTCCGTACGCCATTCGTGGACGCGTCTACACCTACGCTGGCCCCGACTCGGCGGTTGTCATGCGCGAGGCGATGCGCAGCCTGCTGGCTTATCTGGACGAAGCGCAACGCATCGGCCGCGATGTGCCCGAGTCAGCGATCAAGGCCAAGCTGTTCGCCGATGGCGTGCAGCGTGTTGAGCTGGACTCGCCTGCTGCCGACATTCGGATCAGTCGAACGCAGGCTGCGTACTGCACCTCGATCGACATCGTGCACGCCGGCATCGATGAGTAGTTCACCGCTACCGCCCAATGCCACCCCGATGGAGCGAGCCCTGGCTGCCGTCACCGAGCGCCTGGCCGCCATCCCGTTGCCGTATCCCGACCTGTGGAACCCGGACACCTGCCCGGCGAGCCATCTGCCTTGGCTGGCGTGGACCTTATCCGTTGACGACTGGAAGGCCGAATGGAGCGATGCGGTCAAGCGCTCGCGCCTGCGCAGCGCTATGGCAATCCAGCGCCGCAAGGGCACCGCCAACAGTGTCCGCATGGTGGTCGAGTCGTTCGGCGGCGCGGTGGCCATCCGCGAGTGGTGGCAGACCGAGCCGCGCGGCGCGCCACACACTTTCGAGCTCACGCTCACGTTGACCGGGACCGATGGCCAGACCGCAACGTCTCGCTTCGTCAATGAGGTTATCGCCGAGGTCGAGCGCACCAAGCCTGTCCGTTCCCACTTCACCTTCACTCAGGGATTCCAAGCAGAGGCCCGCATCGGTGTACTCGCCGTCGCGCGGCCAGCCGTCTACCGGCGCCTGCTCATGGATGCCCAGTAACTGGACCCCGACATGCCCGGTCTCAAGCTCCAAGTCACCACCGCCGGCCGCGCCGCGCTGGTCAATGCACCCAACACCGGGACCAATCCGGTGCTGATCAGCCATGTCGGCATCGCAGGCGCGCCATTCAGTGTCTCTGCTGCGTTGACCGCCATGCCGAGCGAAATCAAGCGGGTAGCGGCTGTGGGCGGGGCCGTCACCGCCGACGACACGATTCATGTCTCCATTCGTGATGAGTCCGATGCCGTCTATGACTGCTACGGCTTCGGCATGTACCTGTCCAACGGTACGCTGTTTGCTGTGTACAGCCAGCCGACGCTTCTACTGGGCAAGGCAGCCGCCGCAATGATGTTGCTCGCCGTGGATGCGGTCTTTGCCGACATCGATGTAAAACAGCTCGCCTTCGGCGCAACCAACTTCACCGACCCGGCCGCCACAACCGACGTGGCCGGAATCGTCGAACTCGCCACTGAAGAAGAAGCCACCGCAGGCACCGACAAAATCCGCGTCATCACCACGTGGTTGTTGAAGAGGATCTTGGATGCCCGCCTGGGAGCCGATGCGCCGTCGGCTTTCATGCGTGGACTGCTGGGCATTACCAGCGCCGCCTTGCTGCGTACCGCTTTGGAGCTGAAGGGAGCTGCCCTCAAGGATGAAGGGGCCGGCAACAACTTGGACGCCGACAAGCTCGACGGGCAGCATGGCGCCTACTACCGGGCTTGGGAAAACTTGACCGGCATCCCCACCACCGCGAGCCAGTGGCCGTCGTGGGACCAGGTCGGCAACAAGCCGCAAACCTTCACTCCCGCCGAGCATTCGCACGCCAACTACGTGCTGAAGAGCGGTGACGTCATGACTGGGCAGCTCACGGTGCCGCGCTTGGGGATCAATCTGAGCGGCGGTGCACAAGGCGCGTTCGACGCCATCGTCTCCACCGCCGGCCGGGTACTCATGCGTGACTATGGCAATGGCGCGCCCGTGATGGATTTCGTCAACACGGCGAACAATTCCTGGGTCGCAGGTCGCATCCGGACCGGCGACAACGCGCTCTACCTCGAAACCTCGCAGCTCGCCGTCACAGGTACAGGCTCGTTCGGCGGGTCCGTGCACGCCGATAGCTTTGGCTCCGCATCGGGCTATTTCATCAGCAAGAGCAACGTCACCGTCCTCGGGGCTGAGGGTGGCACAAGTATCTATCTTCGCCCAAACGGCGTTTTCAACGGCGCGGCAGAGGCCGTACTGAACACCGCAGGCAGCCTACTGCTGAAGGCGACCGTGAGCAGTCCAGGCAACGGCGTTAACAGCTTTGCCCATCTGAGCTCCGGCAGCTTCGGTGGCGGCTTCGGACTGATCGACGGCGCCTACAACATCGGCTTTTGGAGCGAAAACGGTCACCTTCGTATCGGCATGGCGACCTACAACGGCGCATTGCAGCAGCGCATGGGTCTGACTACTTCTGGCGCGCTATCAGCCGTTGGCGGGTTTGACTTCGGCTCTTCCCGCAAGCTGAAAAACATCATCGGCGCATTGCCCTACGGCTTGGCCGAGGTGGAACAGGTCACCACGCTGCTGGGGCGCTACAAGGAGCAGTACAACCCGGATGGCCGCGTGCGCCTGTTCTTCGATGCAGAGCAGCTGCTGGAGGTGATGCCCGAGACAGTGGATGCACATGGCGTGAGCTTTCAGGGCGAACTGGTCCCGGCAGTGCACATTGACCAGCTGCTACCCGTCGTCTTCAACGCCATCAAGCAGCTATCCACTGCTGTTCGACAGTTGCAGGCGGATCTCGCTGGCCTACGCCCCAGTCACTGACCCAACAGGTAGATCCTATGCAGAGTAATTCTCGAATCCGCACACTTGCACCAGGCGTTGACGTTGAGCGCATCGCCGTGGAGTCCCATTTCTTCTACGACCCGCTGACCGGCGTGGCAAACGTAGTCTTCCAGGGCATGGAGTTTCTGCTGCTGGATGGCGCTGTGAACAAAATGCTGGATGGCCGGGAGCCGCTCACCACAACCTCAGATGCCATCGCGACGCGCATGTTCGCCGCCGGCCTTGCAGATCCTGTAACCGGCCAGGATCTGTCAAATGTCAGCGCTGCAGGCGTCGTCGTCTACCTGAAGGCCGTCTATGACCGCCTGCACAACGAGGCTGCTGCCGCCCTGCCGCCGGCGATCGCCTAATCATGGCAACAGGATTCCGCACGGGCGCAGGGCTCGATTTCGATGATGTCTTCGACCTGTACGTGCAAGGTGACGTTGGCAGCGCATCGGGCTACCGCTCGAACGATGGCAACGACTTGCACCGTCGGTATGCACCGTTGGCATTTGGAAGCAGAGCGGCGGACGTTGGCTACCGTGACAATGCAGGCTCTGACCTCAGTAACCGATGGGCGAGAAAGGGCAGCGCGGTCTACACGCTGTCCAACAATGGCGTCCACTATTACGCGGGTAGCCAAGCCGCCACGTCCGAAGGCGGCAGCCAGACGGCAAGCGCATCGTTCTGGATTCGAGCAAATGGAACCTGGGCGATTGGCCTCTCTGGGAAAGCGGTGAGTGGTTCTCCAACTTCCGGCACGTGGTTACCCAACGGTCAACCGGCGAGCAACTATGCTGTGCAGCTGGATTTTGCAGTGTCTTGGCTACGCGGCAATCGTAATGGGACATCTTCCAACACCGCCGCCAACTACTCGGCAATGACAGGCGACTACGGTTGCAGCATCACGTCCACAGCGCTGTCGGGATCTGGCAACGAGTGCTATGGAGAAGGAAGGCTGGCGATTCGGATTCGCAACAATGCCACTGGCTATATTTCTACCACTGCTATTTCGTTCGTCGCTGAAGCAGTAGGCTTCGCCTGACGCTTGGGCCAGCGCATACTGGAACGCGCAGCTTGACTTGTACATTCGCTTGATTGGATGCACCCAGCAACGATCTGTGTAGTTACCGGTTGTACGCATCAATTCAAGTGCGTCATAGCACGCAGCCGCAGACCATGGCTGCATGGGCAACGCATCCTCCGCATTGAGTAACGCCATTCGCCTCGGCACCGTGGCCGAGGTAAATCTCGCCAACGCGCGATGCCGCGTGCAGGTCGGCGAGATGCTGACCGACTATCTGCCCTGGGTGGTCACCCTGGCCGGCACCACCATCATCTGGTCGGCGCCAGCGATCGGCGAACAAGTCGTGGTGCTGTCGCCTGCGGGCGACCTGGCCGATGGCCTGGTGCTGCGCGGCCTCTACTCCGACCAATTCGCCGCGCCTGCCGCATCCGACACGCTGCACGTGCTGCGCTTTGCCGATGGCGCGCAGATGCACTACGACACCCATGCGCACGCGCTGCAGGCCACGCTGCCCAGCGGCGGTGTCGCGACCATCACCGCCGATTGTGGTATCACGCTCAACGGGCCGCTGACGGTCAACGGCGCCACCCAGATCAATGGCGACGCCGGCATCACCGGCACGGCCACCGTCGACACCGATGTGGTGGGCGGCGGGATCAGCCTCAAGAATCACAAAACCACCGGAGTTACTGCCGGCAGCGCGCTCAGTGGCGGCCCGCAGTGATCGGCGTCGATGCCACCACCGGGCGTGTGATCGAGGGCGAGCAACACCTGGCCCAGTCGATCGCCTGCATCCTCACCACGCCCATCGGCACACGCGAGCAGCGCCGCGACTTCGGCTCGCTGCTGCCCGAACTGATCGACCAGCCGTTCAACGGCGCCACCCGCACGCTGCTCTATGGGGCCACCGCCACCGCGTTGATGCGCTGGGAGCCGCGCCTGCGCCTGACCCGTGTCGGCCTGGTCGTCGGCGACGCACCAGGCAGCTTCCTGCTGACCATCGAAGGGCAGCGCACCGACGTTGCCCCCGCCAATGCGCGCTCGCGCCTGACCATTCCGCTCCGCTTCCGCTCGTCCTGATCGAGGAACCTATGTCCACCGCCTACCACCACGGCGTCCGCGTCATCGAAGTCAGCGCGGGCACGCGCACCATCCGCACCGTCTCCACCGCTGTCGTCGGCTTTGTCGCCACGGCCTCCGATGCGGACGAGAAGATCTTCCCACTCAACAAGGCAGTGCTGATCACCGATGTGGTGGGTGCGATCGCCAGCGCCGGTGCCAAGGGCACCTTGCGCGCCACGCTACAGGGCATCGCCGACCAGACCAATCCGGTGACCATCGTCGTGCGTGTGGCCGAGGACGCAGATGCGGCCAAGACCACCAGCAACGTCATCGGCGAGGCCAAGTCCAGCGGCTACACCGGCCTGTATGCCTTGCTCGCCGCGCAGGCACAGTTGGGCGTGCGCCCACGCATCTTGGGCGCGCCAGGCCTGGACACGCTGCCGGTGGCCAAGGCGCTGGCCACCATCGCCAAGAAGCTGCGTGCCATGGCCTACGTGCGGCCGGTCGCAAACACCGTCGCCGAGGCTGTCACCTATCGCGGCCAGTTCAGCGACCGCGAGCTGATGCTGATCTGGCCTGACTTCCTGGCCTTCGATACCGCCACCAGCACCACGACAGCGGCCTATGCCACCGCGCGTGCGCTCGGCCTGCGCGCCAAGATCGACACCGAACAGGGCTGGCACAAGAGCCTGTCCAACGTGCCCGTGGCCGGCGTCACCGGTATCTCCAAGGATGTGCATTGGGATCTGCAGGATCCGGCCACCGACGCCGGCATCCTCAACGAAGGCGATATCACCACGCTGGTCACCTTCAACGGGCAGCGCTTCTGGGGATCGCGTACATGTGCGGAGGACAGCATGTTCGCGTTCGAGACCGCGACACGCACCGCGCAGATCCTGGCCGACACCATCGCCGAGGGCGTGGCGTTCTACGTCGACAAGCCGATGCACCCCTCGCTGGTCAAAGACCTGCTGGAAACGATCAACGCCAAGTTCCGCGACCTGAAGTCGTCCGGCTATCTGATCGACGCCAACGCCTGGTACGACGGCACGGTCAACAGCCCCACCACGCTGGCCGATGGCGCGCTGCGCATCGACTACGACTACACCCCGGTGCCGCCGCTGGAGAACCTACAGCTGTACCAGAAGATCACCACCAGCTATCTGGCCGACTTCGCCGAACGCGTCAACGCGTAACGCACCCGATCTGATTCCCGGAGAACCATATGGCGTTGCCCAAGAAACTCAAGGCGCTCAACCTGTTCAACGACGGTGAGAGCTATCTCGGCCAAGTGGTCGAAGTGAAGCTGCCCACGCTGTCCCGCAAGATGGAAGAATATCGCGGCGGCGGCATGAATGGCCCGGTCGATATCGACTTCGGGCAGGAGAAGATCGAGCTCGAATGGAAGTGCGGCGGCCTGATGCGCAGCGTGCTCAATCAGTACGGCGCCACCACGCACAACGCCGTGCAGCTGCGCTTTGCCGGCGCCTACCAGCGCGACGACACCGCCGAGGTAGATGCGGTGGAAGTGGTCGTGCGCGGCCGCCACAGCGAGATTGATCCGGGCACTGGCAAGTCCGGTGATGACACCGAGTTTTCGGTCAAGACCTCGGCCAGCTACTACAAGCTGACCATCAACGGCGCCACCGTCATCGAGATCGATCTGGTCAACATGACCGAGATCGTCAACGGCGTGGATCTGCTCGCCGCCCAACGCCGCGCTATCGGCGCCTGACCCTTCCGGCCTGGCGCTGCCAGGCCAAAGCCTTGAGAGCTTCCGATGACCCCGACATTTTCCCCAGCCGTTTCCCTCGACCGGCCCATCGTGCGCGGTGAGCAGACCATCACCCAGATCAACGTACGCAAGCCCGGTGCCGGTGAGCTGCGTGGCTTGAAGCTCACCGACGTGCTGCAGCTGGATGTCACCGCACTGGCGACGCTGCTGCCGCGTATTTCTTCGCCCACCCTGACCACCGCCGACGTCAATGCGATGGATCCGGCCGACCTGCTGGCGGTAGGCCAGGAGGTGCAGGTTTTTTTCTTGCCGAAGGCGCAGAGGGAAGCGGACTTCCCGACTGCGTAGAGGATGCGATGGCCGACATCGCGGCCATCTTCCACTGGCCGCCGTCTGAAATGGACGGCTGGTCGCTGCACGAACTCACGGCGTGGCGCGAGCGTGCCCGCCTGCGAAGCGGAGCCGAATGATGCGCCAACCCACGAACGAAGCCGCCTAAATGGCGGCCTCTGACAATCTGCGCCTGCAGGTCATCCTGGCCGCCGTCGATCGCGCGACCGGCCCGTTCAAACGCGTACTCAGTGGCAGCCGTGGCGTTGCCACCGCACTGCGCAACCAGCGCGATGCGCTGCGCCAACTCAACAGCCAGCACCGCGACATCGGCGCCTACCGCGAACAGGTGGCGATGGCACAGCGTGCCAAGGTTGCGCTCGATGCGCAGCGGCAATCGGTGCGCACGCTTGCCCAACAGATCAAGGCCACTGGCACGCCCACCGCTGCCATGAATGCCGAGTTCGAGCGCGCCGTGCGCACCGCACGCGAACTCAAGACCGCGCACGGTGCGCAGGAGGCCGGCCTGCAGCGCCTGCGTGGTCGCTTGGAAACGGCCGGAATCAGCACCCGCGAGCTGGTCACGCATGAGCGCCGCCTGCGCGGCGAGATCGAGAGCACCAACACCGCGATGCGCGCCCAGCAGCAGCGCCTGGTGGCGATCGACGCTGCACAGCGTCGTAGCGCCCGGATCCAAAGCGCCGGCCTGCAGGCCAGCGCGTACGGCGCCGGCATGGCGTTTGCCGGCAAGCGCGCACTGGGCGCCGCGGTGCTTCCGATCAACGAAGCCATGGAGTTTGAGTCGGCGATGGCCGATGTGCGCAAGGTCGTGGACTTCAAAACGCCGCAGCAGTTCGCGCAGATGGGGCGCGATGTCGAGAACCTCTCGATGCGCCTGCCGATGCTGCCGGCCGATATCGCCAAGATTGTCGCCGCTGCCGGCCAGGCCGCTATCCCGCGTCAGGAGCTGGTGCGCTTCGCCGAGGACGCGGCCAAGATGGGCGTGGCCTTCGACAGCAGCGCCGAGGAAGCCGGCCAGACCATGGCCACCTGGCGCACCGCTTTCCGGATGGGCCAGGACGAGGTCGTCGTGTTGGCCGACAAGATCAACTACCTCAGCAACACCGGACCGGCCAGCGTCAACAAGATCAGCGCGGTGGTGAACCGCATTGGTGCCCTCGGCGAAGTCGCCGGCCTGCAGAGCGGGCCACTGGCCGCGCTGGGCGCCACCGTCGCCGGCATGGGCATCGAGTCGGAAGTCTCGGCCACGGGTATCAAGAACATGCTGCTCACCCTGGCATCGGGCGAGTCGGCCACCAAGAGCCAGCGCGAGGCCTTTGACAAGCTGGGCATCAAGGCCACGGCCATGGCCCAGGTCATGCAGAAGGATGCCGGCGGGGCAATCATGTCAGTGCTGCAGAAGCTGCGCGCACTGCCCAAGGCCGAGCAGGCCGCGACCATGACGCAGCTGTTCGGCCGCGAGTCGATCGGTGCGATCGCGCCGTTGCTGACCAATCTGGAGCTGCTGCAGGGCAACTTCGCCAAGGTGGCCGATGCGCAGCGCTACGGCGGCTCGATGTCGGCCGAGTACGCATCGCGGGTGGCCACTTCGGCCAACTCGCTGCAGCTGCTGAAAAACACCGCCGTGGTGGTCTCCCAGTCGATCGGTCAGGCACTGCTGCCGCAGTTCAAGGAACTGACCGAGCGCACGGCTGGAGTGGTCGGCCAGGTCACGACGTGGATCCGCGCCAATCCGGTGCTGGTGGGTCCGATCGCCAAGACGGCGATCGCCGGCGCTGCGCTGGTCACGATCCTGGGCAGCCTGCTGGTGGCCGGCGGCGTGGCCGCCATGGCGTTCTCGCAGATCCACGGCGCCGTGGCGCTGCTGTCGGGCGGCGGTGGCTTTGGTGCACTGCTGCGTCAGGGGCTGGCGTTCGGCGGCCGCGTGCTGCCCATGCTCGCCAATGGTGCGCGCCTGCTGCTGCCGCTGCTCGGCGGGGTCAGCCTGCCGGTGCTGGCAATCGGCGCGGCGGTCGCGGCGGTAGCGCTGCTGGTGTGGAAATACTGGGGACCGATCAAGGCGTTCGCCATCGGTGTGTGGCAGGGCATCGTCGATGTCGCCGCGCCGGTCCTCGCCGAGCTGAAGACCGCGCTCGCACCCCTGGCGCCCGTGTGGGACACCGTGGCTGCAGCGATGGGCCAGGCCTGGGCGTGGGTCAAGCAGCTGCTGACGCCGTTTGAGGCCACCACCGCCCAGTTGCACGGTGCAACGCAGGCCGGGCGCGGCTTCGGGCAAATCCTGGGCGCGGTGCTGGTCACCCAGCTTCAGTTGGCAGTCAAGGCGATCGGCTGGCTGGTGCAGGCGTTCGTGGTCGTGCTGCCGGTGATCAAGCAGATCCTCGGCGGCGTGTGGCAAACCGTCCAGGGCACGTGGTCGCTCATCGTGGGCGTGTTCACCGGCAACGGCGATCGAATCCGCCAAGGGCTGCTGCAGCTGTGGGCCGGCATCAACCTGCAGCTGGCCAACTGGCCGGCCCGAATGCTGCAGGCCGGCGCGGATATGATCAGCGGCCTGGTTCAGGGCATCCGCTCCAAGCTCGGTGCGGCCGGCGATGCGATCGCCAGCGTCGGCAGCGGTGTGGTCGATCGCTTCAAGGGCCTGCTGGGCATTCACAGCCCCTCGCGCGTGTTCGCCCAGCTGGGCGACTTCACCATGCAAGGCCTCACCGTGGGCCTGCAGCGCGGCCAGGGCGCGCCTGTGCAGGCGGTGGCGGCGCTCGGCAACCGGATGCGTGCGGTGGGAGCTGGCCTGGCCTTGGCGACGGCCGCAGCCCCAGTGGCGGCGATCGATAGCCGCGCGCCATTGTCGCCGCCTGTGCGTGCCGCCTGTGCGCCGGCAGCCGGCAACAGCTACGTCATCCACGTCCATGCCGCACCGGGCATGGATGCCAATGCACTGGCGCGCGAAGTCGCCCGCCAGATCGAAGAGCGCGACCGACGCGCAGCGGCGACCCGCCGCTCCAGCCTGCGCGACGACTGAGGATCCACCCGAATGATGATGTCCTACGGCACGTTTGTGTTTGCCCTCGACAGCGCCGCATTCCTGCAGCTGCAGCGGCAAATGAGCTGGCGCCATGCCACCAGCGAGCGCGTCGGTGCGCGCGCGGCCAGCCAGTTCCTGGGTCCAGGCGATGACACTATCGAACTCTCAGGCCTGATCGCGCCCGAACTCACCGGCACGCGCGCCTCACTGGACACGCTGCGCGAGCTAGCCGCAGATGGCGAGCCATTGCCGCTGGTGGATGGTGCCGGCGTGGTCTATGGGCCGTACCTGCTCCTGTCAGTCAACGAGACCGCATCGCTGTTTTTTGAAGATGGAACCCCGCGCCGTATCGAATTCCAGCTCAGCTTGCGCCGCGCCGACGACATCCCAGAGGCGACCGCCGCATGAGCTACTCGATTCCGCAGTGGCGCGTGGTGCTCGATGGTGTCGACCTCACCGAGCGTATCGCACCACGCCTGCGCGATCTCACCTTGACCGAATGCCGTGGCGGCGAAGCCGATCAGCTGGACCTATGCATCCATGACCACGACGGCAAGATGGCGCTGCCCAAGCGTGGCGTGCGCCTGTCCGTGGCAATGGGCTGGAAGGCCACCGGCCTGATCGACAAAGGCACGTTCGTCGTGGACGAAGTGGAATACAGCGGTGCGCCGGACATCATCACTGTACGCGCGCGCAGCGCAGACCTCACCGCAGACATGCGCACGCGTCGTGAGCGTAGCTGGCACAACACCACCTTGGGCGCAGTGCTCAATGCCCTGGCGGGTGAGCACGGACTGACGCCGCGCGTGGCCGGCGCGTTAGCAAGTACCAAGCTGTCGCATCTCGACCAGGCCAATGAGAGCGATATGAATCTGCTGACACGCCTGGGCCAGCGCTTTGATGCCGTTGCCACGGTAAAAGCTGGCGCGCTGCTGTTCGCGCCGATCGGCGCCGGCACCACGGCGAACGGTAAGCCGCTGCCGACTTCCACGCTGACGCGGCGCGATGGTGATCAGCATCGTTACTCGGTCGCCGACCGTGATGCTTACACCGGCGTGCGCGCGTACTGGATGGACAAGGGCAAGGCACGGCGGGAGTCGGTGCTCGTAGGCACGGACAAAAACGCCAAGCGTCTGCGCGAGTCATACGCGGATGAGGCAACCGCGCGCCAGCATGCGCACGCGGAGCTGGAGCGGGCCAAACGCGGCGCGGCGAAGTTCGACTACGTCCTGGCAGTCGGGCGTGCAGAGCTGTTCCCAGAGCAACGCATCACGGTCAGCGGCTTCAAGCCAGAAATTGATGGGCAATCCTGGCTGATCGCGAAAGCCACCCACACGGTGAGCGGCTCCAGTGGCTTTACCACGGCACTCGAATTGGAAACGAGCACGTAGCGCAGGGGCCGAACTGCTTATCCAGCTGCAGCTTCCTGGGAATGACAAGCCAATAGCGAACCATTGCTCAGCACGCGATACAGCCCCAGTTCGCTCTGCGCGCACGCCACAGCCTGGGCGTAGGTGTCATACCCTGACCCTGGCAACTGGTGCCGGGCCAATGTCAGCCCGCCACTTTTTGATACCAGGATTTCAGGAATGAACATAGCACCGGCCGTTGTGGCGTGTGCCGTCAGTAAGTAATCACCAACTGCTCGAATCATGCAGGCTTCCATGCGTGGTAGTTGATAGGCAATCAGGACTCTACGCGGCATCGCGTTGGCGTTGCGTCAGCGTATTCCCGACCTCGAATGTGGGAATTGTCTGATGGCCGAAACGATACGGTGTGCGTACTGTTGATACTGGATGTCAGGTCATCTCGCGCTGCCAGGACGGCGGCGAACGGATCGCAAGGAGCTACGCGCCGACACCTTTCAAGCCGCCGGTACACACCGGCGGCTTTTTTCTGACAGGCGTTCGATTTACGAATTCAGAGACTAAACGTCGGTTGCTGTCTGCCGATAACGCTCTCTTTTCCGAGGACCAGCTGTCCTATGCGAACGTTGATCACGACTTCTTTTTTTTCCGACCGCCTACGTTGAACTGTACGTTTCGCTGATCGATCGGGCCTGTCGTCGTTAGCAGCTGAGAAACGTTACTGTCGTCGTTGAGCGTCACTACGGGCGCAGCATTCATGGCGCCAGCGTGGGCGGGTCCAAGATTGGACAGTATTGCCGCGCGTACCTCTTGCGGTGCAGCGCGGAACGCAGCCAGCAACGCAGCCTCAGACGGGCCCAATTCCAACCGCTGCTCCAACAACACGTACATGATGTCGACGCCACGCGCATGCGCCGCGAGTAAATAGGCTCCACCCGGCATGTTCTGATCTTTCTCGAAGTACAGCTGTGCCCACTTCGAGATGCCACACGCATCGGCCATCTCCTGCTGCGTCAGCCGCAGGCGCTTGCGTTCTTCCTTCAGGCGTTTCCCTACAGTCACTCAGGTTTTTCCTCATATTGACAAAATTGGTGTTAACGCCAACAATTTCCAAAACCGCAGACGACCGCCACCGATGCCCCGCAAAGTGCAAGCTCAGCAGCAGTTCCAGGTTCGAACCCTTGATCAGGCCCGGCAGTGGTTGGTGTCCAACGGCATCACGGTGTCTGGATTCGCGCGGCAGCTTGGTGTCAGCCGCACGGTCGTTGACGACCTGCTCCGTGGGCGCTCTCAGGGCAAGTACGGCGATGCACATACCGCTGCAGTCGCACTTGGCCTCAAATCACCGCCGGATTATGCCGCAAAAGTCCAAACTTCCAAGCGATCGAAGGGGTGAGCATGTTCGGCAGGAAGAAGGTTGTTTTCAGTTGTGAGTCCTGCGGCAGCAGGCTCATCAAGCGCACCAGTTCGCTATCGCATAAGTACCTACGACACGACTCCTACGTCTGCGAAAACCCGATGTGCGGCGCCACCTACACCGGTCACTCGGAGCTGACCGGCATTGCCAGTCCAAGCGGCGTGCCGACCGCACACAGCGAGTTGCCGCCCACACCCGCGTTTGAGCGCGCCTTGGCTTTGCAGGCCTACCGCGAATCGCTCGGCGAGCGCCAGTTGGATCTGATCACCACCGGCGGGGAGCCGGTCTTCCCGCTCATCTGAGGCACCCCTATGCGAAACACCCTTGATTGGGCGGCACTGCCGCCCACGGCGAAGCTTTGCCTGCAGATTGCGCTGCTCCACGGCGGCCTGCAGCAGACCGAGCATGGCTACATCGGCCGCAGTGCGCCTGCCGATACGCAGGAGCGCTTCGGCGCCGTTGTCATCGCCCAGCTCATGCAACACGGCCTGGCCACTGCTGATTGTGTCGATGAGCGCCATGTCGCACTGACCGACTCGGCCAAGGTGCTGTTCCACGCCAACACACCGCACGCTGGGGTGAACGCATGAGGGCGCCTTGTGGTTGGTACAGCGCGCAGGAGCCGCGCTTTGTCGATAGCGCTGCGCACACGCCGCAGCGTGTCCGCCCATGCGCCAAGCATGCGGAAGCGCAGGCGCTGCACGCTGCTGTCGAAGCACACCGCCTGGCAGGCGGCGCCTACGTCGTCCTCGACGGCACCCCGGCCATGCCCGCGCCTCTGCGCCGGCCAGGCGCGTAAGGACGCACATGCAAGAGGATCTGCGGCAACAGGTGCTGACCCGGCTGGAACGGGATTACGGACTCAAGCACCGTAGCGGTACCGAGTACATGCGAGGCGGCAAGTGCCCGTCGTGCAGCAAGAAGGAGCTGTACACCAACCACCTCAAGCCGTGGGTGGTGAAATGCGGCCGCCAATCCAAGTGTGGGCGCGAGCTGCACGTCAAGGATCTGTACGACGACCTGTTCGACGACTGGTCCAAGCGCTTCCAGCCAACTGCTGCGGCTCCCAACGCTGCGGCGGATGCATACCTGCAGTTCTCGCGTGGCTTTGACCTGGCACCGCTGAAAGGCCTTTACACCCAGGACAGCCACTACGATCGCAAGATCAGCGCGGGCACCGCGACGGTGCGTTTTCCATTGGTCAAGGGTGGCTGGTGGGAGCGCCTGATCGATCGACCGCACCGCTTCGGCAAGCAGAAGGCGCGCTTCGCCCCGGGCCAGAGCTATGCGGGCGTGTGGTGGGCTGCTCCGGCAACCCTGACCGCGATGCAGACGGCGCGCGAGGTATGGATCGTGGAGGGCATCTTCGATGCCATCGCGCTACTCCAGCACGGCGTCTGCGCGGTGTCGGCGATGTCGTCAAACGCCTATCCGGAGGACTCCCTGCGCGAGCTGGCCAAGGCGCGCGCCGCCGACCTTCCCACCCTGGTGTGGGGGCTGGACAACGAGCCAGGCGCACGCGGCTACACGCACCGCCACATCAAGCGCGCTGCAGCGCTGGGTTTCAAGTCGCGCGCGGCGCAAATCGTCCAGCGTGACGGCAAGAAGACCGACTGGAACGACCTGCATCTACGCGCCCTGGCCTCCGACGATGCCGAGCAGTGGGACAACGACCTCGCCGAGGCGCGCTACCAGGGCGACCTGCTCACAGCCCGGTCGGCCGTGGACAAGGGCCTGCTGATGTTCGAGCACGACGGCCGTTCCGACTTCTGGCTGGAATTCGGCTCGCGCCTATTCTGGTTCGATTTCGACGTGCAGCGCTTTGAGAAGCTGCGCCGCGAGAAGCTGGGCGACCAAGACACAGACGGAGATGACGAACTGGAGGCGGAGGATCTGCGCAAGATCAAGCGCGCTGCCTGCGCGGTTCAGCGTATCGCCGGCTGCTACCCGCAAGCGCTGTACTTCCAGCGCCACGAAGTCACCGACGAGAGCTGGTACTACTTTCGCGTCGACTACCCGGACGACAAACCCAGCGTGAAAGGCACCTTCACTGGCGGCCATGTCGCCAGCGCCTCCGAGTTCAAAAAACGCCTGATCTCGCTAGCGCCTGGTGCGCTGTTCACCGGTAGCGGCCACCAACTGGATCGGCTGATCGAGGAACAGACCGAAACCATCAAGACCGTAGAGGCGATTGACTTCGTGGGCTACAGCAAGGAGCACCACGCCTACCTGCTGGGCGATATCGCCGTGCGCGACGGCGAGCTGGTGGTGGCAAACGAAGAGGACTACTTCGAGTTCGACAAGCTGCGGCTCAAGACCACGCAGAAGTCGATCCGGCTGGACATCCAGCGTGATGCCGAGGCGTTCCGTACCGACTGGCTGCCCTGGCTATGGCTGTGCTTCGGCACGCACGGCATGGTGGCGCTGACGTTCTGGTTTGGCTCACTGTTCGCTGAGCAGATTCGCACCGCGCACAAGAGCTTCCCGTTTCTTGAGGCGACCGGTGAAGCGGGCGCGGGCAAGACCACGCTGCTGACCTTCCTCTGGAAGCTGCTGGCGAGGTCGGACTACGAAGGCTTCGATCCGGCGAAGTCGTCCAAGGCCGGCCGTGCGCGCGCCATGGGCCAGGTGTCCGGCATGCCGGTGGTGCTGCTCGAAGCCGATCGCAGTGAGCCAGACAAGGCGCATGCGAAGACGTTCGAGTGGGACGAGCTCAAGGACTTTTTCGGCGGCGGCACTCTGGCGACGCGCGGCGTGCGCAACGGTGGCAACGAAACCTACGAGCCTCCGTTCCGCGGCACGATTGTCATCAGCCAGAACGCTGCGGTGGATGCCTCCGAGGCGATCCTGACACGTATCGTCAAGCTGCACTTCAAGCGGCCCAACGTCACCACGGAAAGCCGCATCGCCGCCGACAACCTCAACGCCCTGCAGGTCGAAGAGCTGAGTCACTTTCTGGTGCGCGCGGTGCGTCAGGAGCGCGCCATCCTAGACCTGTTCGCCGAACGGGTGAAGATGTTCGAGGGCAAGCTGCGCGCTCAGCAAGAACTGCGTCTGGAGCGCGTCATCAAGAACCACGCGCAGATGCTGGCGCTGTTCGACTGCCTGCGCCTGGTCCTCACCATCCCCGACGACATGGTCGAGAAGACACGCCTGGCGCTGCTGGACATGGCCCTGGAGCGGCAGAAGGCGATCAGCGCCGACCACGCGCTGGTGAATGAATTCTGGGAGGTCTACGAGTACCTCGAGGCCACCGGCCACGGCAAAGCCGTCGTCAACCATAGCCGCGACGCACAGCGCATCGCCATCAACCTCAACCACTTCGCCGCACGCGCGGCGCAGTTCAGCCAGGGCGTCCCGGACCTGAAGGTACTGCGGGCGCTGCTGAGCGACTCGCGTCGGCACAAGTTCATCGGCGCCAACGTGGCAGTCAACAGCGCGATCCTCAAGGACGAACTGACCGGCGTGGGCACCACCGTCAAGTGCTGGGTGTTTGCGAAATGAATGCTCTAGCCCATGTTGGAAATTTTGGGATTTTTTCGTTGACAGCGCCCCAAGGACGGAGCAACTATTACTGCGTCGCCGCACAATCGGCGACCGGGATTGGCGTCCCGACTTCAAACGGCGCAACAGCGCCCATCGACCGATGCCCGGCGCTTTTTTCTCGCCCGGCATTCGCTCGCGTGCGTGCCTGCCATTTCTATGGCGGGCGGTGCGTGGGGGCCGCAAGGCCCGCCGGTTCCGTTTGTCCGGTACGCCAACCCGCACCGTCCGCCACCCCGATTGGCGTCGGGGCGGCGGACTCCAAACTGCAAACGGAGTTCCGCATGTCCTACGACGCTCAAGAAGGGCCGGCCGCTGCCGCGCGCCAGATCGCCCACTATTTCGGCCTGATCGCCAACACCCTCGACTGGAACCACACCGCCTGGCTCGCCCTGCAGGCGAAGCTGCAGGCCAGCGGCAAGGCGCCTGAAGCGCTGACCTTGGCCGACGTTACCGCGGCCATTGCAACAATCAATGCCGACCAGGCCGAGGTGCGCCAGTGAGCCGCCGCGCCATGATCAAGACCCAACGCGTCGCCCCTGGCGTGTACCTGAGCCTGCAGATACGCAGCCAGGACGTGCTCGCCGAGCTGTATGCAGATGGCCTGCACGACCGTGCACCTGTGATGTTTGCCTGCAGCGCAATCGAAAAACCCTCCGCCGTGTTCATCGCCGATGACGGCACCGGCCTGATCATCGGCACATTGCACGTGGTGGTGCCGGAAGCCGAGGCCGCCGCGCTGCAGGAATGGGTCATCGAGCGCATGCCTGCGCCGGAGGTGCTGTGATGGACCGCGCCGAAATGCCCCAGTTCACGGTCGGCGAGGCCGACTACACGATCAGCGAAGCCGAGCACGACAGCCTCTGGCGCGCGCACTACGCGGTGGCACTCCTCGCCGCACTCAGCAACGACATAACGAGCCAGGCCGGAATTACCGCTGATAGCACCGCTGCAGTTGCGGACTACGTGCGCGAAACGCTGCTCGATGTGGTGCTGCACGCCCAGCGCATCCATCCCGAGCAGGAGGGAGACCACGACCGCCCCACCGATTTGATCTAACCGTTTCAGCGGGCCCGGCGGGCGGTGCTGGAACACCGCCCCAAGGCCCTCCACCAACGCAACTCAGGAGAGTCGATATGCAACAGCAAACTGGAACATGTCCAGCCACAGCAGCACGCCTGCTGGCTTTGGGCACCGGACCCGACGCGGAGGCTAGCACGCCGGCCGTCGTGGCCTACGATCGCGCCGTGGGCGATTGCTCGGCCACCATCACCCTGCATGTCACGCATGGTTCGGTGGTGGTCACTGCCGCGCTGAACATGGGGCCACTGCGCGAGGCCCATCAGTCTTGGGAGCGGCGACGCGGCTCGGGCGGCGGCTGGAAACTCATCAAAGGACCTCGCCTGTGGACGGCTGTCGAGGACTCAATCAGCACGGAGCTGGCCGAGTTCATGGATGGCCTGGACTTCCCCTTCGACCTGGCCAACATGCTGCCGCGCCGCCCGACTGCGGCCTGTGCCGCCGCGGTGTCACAGGCTGCACGCGAGGTGGCCAATGGCTGAGCTGCTCGCGCTCGCGATGGTGCTTACGCCGGCGCTCGGTGGTGCACTGGTCTACCGGCTATGGGCGACCCGCCGCCCACGTCTCACTCGGACCGGACTGGCTGTTGGCCAGGTGCCACAGCGTCGCCGTGGCCGCGCACGTATGGCAGTACGCAGGGAGGACTTCCATGACTAAGTCCGTCATCTTTCTTGGCCCGCAAGGCGCGGGAAAATCGCTCAACGCCGAGTTGCTGTGCCAGAGGCTGAGCCTGCAGCAAGTCATCGAATTGGACGACCTGCTGCACACGTTCTGCGCAGACCGCGTAGAACCAGCGGGACAGCTGATTCTCACCTGCAACGAACAACAAGCGCAGACATGGTCGGTGCGCTGGGGGCTGCGAGTGCTCAGTGTCGAGGAAGCACGCGCCCAACTCGGTGCCGCATGGAGGACGCATCCGTGAACCTGCAGCGCACGATCGAGGTTGCGCGCGCCGCCGCGCGTATGGGAGAGCCTGGTCCCTTGTCCACAGGGGAAGCACTCACCGCCGCTCTGGTGCTGAATCGTGTCGACTGGCTGGCCGAGATGGACTACACCATCGCCGGGGCACTGGACCGTATCGACTCTGACACCGTGCAGCATCTGCGGGACGCCGAACGGGCGTTGCGCCAGGAGCTACCGTGACGCAGCGCCAGGTCGACCACGACACACCTCTGCCGCCCTGTAAAAGCGGCCACGTCGCTCGCCACATGCTCGATGCCCGCCGCCCTGAGGCGGGCGGCGGACACTTCATCGAATGCGTGTGTGGGCGGACAAAGAAGCACCCGGGCTTCGAGTTGGCCATGACCGAGTGGCGGCGTGCTCATCGCATCCGCACGCCTCGTGAGCCACGTCCATCCGCGCATAACGTTGTTCAGCTCGGCCTGCGATTTACCGGCACGCACCAGCGATGATCGATGGCGCAAATATAGAAGGGTTTCGCAGGGCATGCGAGGCGCGTCACTGGCTACGGCAGGGCTACACGGATGCAGCCAAGGTGCAAGAGCTGAGGCTCCGCATTGCCGCTCAGCGCGGCTACGCCGCTGCTGAATTGCTCGTCGACGAAATGCGCGAGCAATGGCGGCACAGGCGGGAGTGGACCAAGGAGCAAGGTGCATGAGCATTGCGGTGCTTACATTTGAGGACCTTCGGCGTCTATGCGCACCAATTGGCCCCTCCCCGCGTGCAGCGACCGTGGTGCGCTGGGCCAACGATCAGGGCATCCGTTACAGGTATGACGGTCGAGGGGGAATCTGGACAACACTAGATGCGCTCAACGCCGCACTGGGCTTGCAGCAAGACAACGATATCGAGATGGATACAGAACAGGAGCTGATGTAATGGCAAGAGGCCGTAAGCGAAAATTTAATCCGCTCATACCAGCCCATATTGACCAGGCCGCGCTCCCGCGCGGCCTGTATTGGGAAGATGGTCGATGGTACGTCGTCGAACCGCATCCAGAAGGCGGGGCTACACGAAAGCAAACCGTGGCCTACGCTGGAGCTCGTCTATCGGAATTGCATGGAATCGTTGAGGAACGTGCGGGCAAAGGCACGCGCGGCACGTTGCGCTATCTCTTCGATCGCTTTCACGAGTCGTTGGAGTTCAAAGAACTGGCGATCGACACGCAGGATGACTATCGGCGTTATGCCGACTCCATTGCCAACTATCTCCGCAAAGATGGGTCGAAGTTTGGTTCAGTGCAGATTGATCGGATCACCACGCCTGTAGTCCAGCGGCTCGTGGAAGTCTTCGCAATGGGGCGACCGGCCAACCGTTACCAACCCGCACTTCCAGCGACGCCCAGTAAAGCAAACCACCTTCATCGCTATCTACGTCGCACACTCGCCTGGGGCGTGCGTGCCGGCCTATGCAGATCCAATCCAGCAATCGGCGTGAGGCAAGCACGCGAAGCGAAGAGACACCGGATGCCAACGCCGGCCGCGTTCGACAAGGTACTGGCCTTCGCTCGAGAGCGTGGCTCCCTCACGCCGCATACGAAAGGCAGCTGCCCGAGCTACCTAGCACCGGTCATGGTGCTGGCGTATAGTGTCACCAGCACTTTTAATCTGACCCACCGCAGCAACTTCAAATTGACCCGCCTCCC